GGACGTGCAGGGTTTAAAACAGGACTTGGTAAAAGATTTTTAGAATTATTAAAAAATAAAAAAATGTTTAGAAGCAAAGATGATGTACCTACATCTATTTTTTCTGAAAAAAAAGGACCTATTACAGTTACAGATTTAGAAAATATTCCAGAAGATCAATTACGTAAAATTAGGAGAACTCAAGAATTAGGCCTGTATACTGAAACTCCAGAAATTTTAAAAGCGGGTAATTTGTTTGAAAGATTTACTAAAAAAGTTGGTGGCAAAAGAGTTATTGATTACGATAGAGCAGAATTTATTTTAAATAGAAAATTAAGAGGAGATGAAACAATAAATGAATTACTTCAAATAGAATATCAAACAAGACCTGGAAGAGCAGACGGTGGTATCATGCGTCTTGGTTTAAAAGAAGGCTCTGGTATGACTAGAAGAACTTTTTTAAAACTTCTTGGTGGTATGGCAGCAATACCTATTGTTGGTAAATTTTTTAAATTAGCTAAGGTAGGTAAGACTGTAACCAAAGTTCCTTTGATTAAAACAGATAATGTACCTGGTAAACCAGAGTGGTTTGATGCATTAGTTAACAAAGTTATCATCGAAGGTGACGATGTCACTAAAAAATTTGCAACAGGTGAAAGACAATCTATTCACCAAAAAACACTTGATGATGGTTCCGTGGTCCGAGTTACAGAAGACGTAGACGATGGTGCTGTAAGAGTTGAGTACGAAAGCGAAGCCAATGTATTTGGTGATCCGGTGCAGTTGCAATATAAAAAACCATTACCTGATGAGAGTGATCCAAGACCAACAGCAGAATTTACCACAGCAGAGTCAGGTCCGGTTGGTAGACAATCAGGTCCAGATGATTATGATTTAGATGTAGACGAAGTTGGTGGTACAAGTATCAGAGATCTTGATTCTGATGTGTCTAAACTAAAACAATACGCTACAGGTAAAGGACCTACTATGAGAGAGATTGTCCAGAATAAAAAAAGAAGAGATAAAGCTCAGAGAATAACTGAAGATCCTGAAGCTCAAACAGATGCAGTAATTAGAAGACAGGGTGAGATGCTTGATGTAGATCCAGATCCAGACTTTGCATCAGGCGGTATTGCTAGAATGTTAGGAGAATAATGACTCCAAAAGAATACAAACAGATGATGGCATACCTGACTCGATCAGGTATTAAAGATAAGGTTAAGTTTGCATCAGATCTTGCAAGACCAAATCCAAAACCAATTGTCAAAGAGATAGAATTATTTAACGCGTTTAACAAACGTAATCCAAGAGCTGATGGTGGTATGTTAGTGCAACCAAGTGCTGATGGATCTAGACCTGGGTATGCTGAAGCTAAATTTGATGATCCAAGTGCAGGTATAAAAGTTGGTGATGATTTAGGACAAGGTATATCACAAGACTATAAAAAAGCTGATGGAGCTATAATGTATAGATCAACTGTAGGAAAAACAAAAAAGGGAGGTAATATTGAACAAAGATTTACTTCTTTTAAAGATGCTCAAGAATATAGAAGTCAGAACTTTGATCCAAACTCTAAAATAAAACCTATTTCTGAATTACCTAAAGATCAACAAAAATTTATTAACAAATGGTTAGACGATCATCCTGATGTTAAATGGGAGGATTTAACTAACAATGAAAGGAATATGTTAAAAAGAAAACAAGACGTTAGATCAGGCATAGGATCAAAAACAAAAAAAGGAGCGGAGAACCCACAGTTTCAACCTTTAGACGACGAAGGTAAAAAAATTGCAAAACAAGTTTATGGAACAACTGATGTAGATGACAGAATAAGACAAAGAATTAATATAGGTGAAATCACGATGGATACCAAACCTGTTAAGTTTGAAAAAGGTAAAGACATTTCTCTTAAAATGAAAAGAGGAACTGAAAAAGTTACAGGGGTAGAATTTCCAAAAGAAACAATTGATGCAGATGGAAAAATAGAAACTGCAAAACAAATGGAAAAACGTTTTATAACTTTTTTAAAAAATAGAGTTCAATTTTCTAAAAAAGGATTAACAGGCACAGGTTATGCAAATGCAGATATTGCAGAAGAATTTCCAATAAGTGAAAAACAAGGTGGTAGGTTAGCTAGATACTACATAAATAAATTAGGTCTTAAATACAAAGAAGGTCCAAGAGATCCTGGAAAAGCTACAATTACAGAAAAGACAGAAGAAAAATTAAAAAAAACTTCAGGAATTAAAGAGGAACGTAAACTTACACAATTAAAAACAAAGATATTAAAAGAAAAAGCTTTAGCTAGAAAAGTAGACAAAGCTCACAGAGTTTCTAAATCACATATGGAAAAGTTAGGATTAACTTTTGATACTGATTTAATAGGTATGGATTCTAGAATTATAAATCAAGTAATTGTTAAACCTTCAGAAATAAAATTAAACAATCTTTATGCTAGACAAAGAAAAATTTTAGATTTGTTAAGAGAAAATCCTAATTCTATAGTATTAAAAAATAAAATGACTGAAATAAATAAAGGAGTCAAACAGATTGTAAAAGATACTAGCGGTAGGTTAATTGGAGTAACAATTGATTTAGATACTTTAGAACCTACTTTTGAAGGTATAAAAAAGAAAAATACTTTTACTAAATTTTTAGGAGACAACTATAAGATAGCTGATTTAGGTAAATTTTCAGATCAAGAATTAAGTAAGGCAATTGCAAAAGCAGTTGATGCAGAAGCTAAAAGAGGTTTTGTTCCAAATGACTTTAAAAATATTTTAACAAACAAAGATTCTCAAAAAGCAATTTTAGAGTTTGCTAAAAAAAGAGCACCTGATGCAATTAAAGATTTAAAGTTTGCTTTTAATAACCCTTTATCAAAAAAAGCAATGAATCTTTTATCTGTCCCAGGTTTTTTTATAGCTGGATATCAAGGCGCCGAGCTTGCAAAACAAAAAGGAATTGGTTTTGATAAAGAGTTTGAACAAACTGCAGCTGTAGGTGATGCACCAATTGTAGAAAAAGGATTAAGCACAGGAGAGAAAGCAGCTATTGGAACTGGAGCAGCTTTAGGGGTAGGAACCAAGACAGGAAGAAACATATTAGGTAGAACTATAGGAGGAGCGTTTGGTCCTACAGGGGTAGCAGGTTTAACAGTAGCAGGTGGAGGTTATGATTTATCAAGTCCACTGGATAGATTTATTTTAGGAACAGAAGCAGCTTTTGCACCAGAGCTTGTTAAGGGTACAATCGGTGCAACCAAAGGGATGAAAAACAGAGCATTACAAAAAGGTATACAACGAGCTTTAAATTTAGGTTTACCAACTAGGCTTGCATTAAAAGCTTCGAGAATTGCACAACCAATAGGTCTTGCAAGTTTAATAGGGGAAGCAACTATTGCAAGTTCAAAAGATTCTATGAAAGAAGCAGAGAGAATAGATGCAATACAAGATCAAGAGAGACAAAGACAAGAATTTGATAATCTAATTACTAATATCAGAGGTTATGCAGGTGGTGGTATTGCAGGTTTATCAGGTGGTATAGATAAAGGTCCACAGAGAAGATCCATGAACCCAGATTCACAAGGCTTGTCAGGACTATTAAAACGTGTTAGAAACTTATAGGAGTATTAAATGGCAGAAATAGACAAAGGACTCCCGAACACTAGAAACAAACTTGAGATTCCTTCTGAAGAGGAAATACAAGAAGTTGCTGTTCAGGAACCAGTAGAAGAAAAAGGACCAATCGAAGTTATCCCAGAAGAAGATGGCGGTGTAACTTTAGATTACGAACCGGGAGCTATTAACGTACCGGGAACAGAATCACATTTTGACAATCTAGCAGATCTTTTACCAGATGAAGTTTTAGAGCCAATCGGCAACGAGATGACTCAAAACTATATGGACTACAAAGCATCTAGAAAAGAATGGGAAGATACATACAAAACTGGTTTAGATCTTTTAGGTTTTAAATACGAAAACAGAACAGAACCATTTCAAGGAGCTTCAGGTGCAACTCACCCTGTAATGGCAGAAGCTGTTACACAATTTCAAGCGCAAGCATACAAAGAATTATTACCAAGTGATGGACCAGTAAGAACACAAATCATTGGCACGAAGAATCCACAAACAGAACAACAAGCAACACGTGTTAAAGATTTTATGAATTATTTAATTATGGATCAAATGAAAGAATATGAAGCAGAGTTTGATTC